TTCGTAACTTCTGGAATGTCGTCTGGATATTCATCAAACTGAATTACTTCCTTGTCACTTATCTTGCTGATATTGCCAAGTGACTTCCCAGCTCCGCAGCTCTTTAGTTCCTGAGCAGTCTCATCGCTGACAGCTCCGCCTTTTTCTCTCCAGAACTTAATGGAAGTGTTGAGAATTGTCTCATAGTGCGCTCTTGTTTTGGCGTCCATTGTACTGAGTAAAAAATAGCAGTAACTTTTCCAAGTATGGCCTTTAGGCTTAGTGATTGATTTCCACCCCATCGCAGTCGTACCACCATAAAGACCCGCGAAACTAGCACCATTCACACGCCCGACTAATCGAGCCCAATTCTTAGGATCAATAACTTTATAAAGCTTCAATGTGTGAATTCCTGCGTCATTGAAAGGGCTTGCGACTCTCATCTGTTCAAGTGATAACCCCGCTTGATAAAATAGATCATAGAGCTTGTTATAAGACCATTCAAAACGGGCGTTTGCGGTCCATATATCCTCAGTCAACCAGTCATAAATAGGATAAGCAGTAAATAAATCTTTATGTTGCACGTTATCAACTACATAATTTAATCCTTTGTATTTTGCTATATTTCCATTCATTGAACGGATAACCTTTTGACGTGCATAGCTTTCTTGAGTTCTAATACCTACAAGGCTGACAGTGCGACCATATTTATTGCAAAACCAATTATAAAAATCTTTTGGTATCTCATAATCGGAGCTTAAAATATCAAATTCCTTGTTATCCTCATTTATAACATAGTCGTAATTTGGCATTTCTCTGCACCATATATCACGCTTTGACTTTTCCCACGGTATCCAGTATCCAGCGTCCATTCTGCAAGCACATTGAGCATGAATAGGAAGACAGAGCCAAAATCTCCTAATATCAGATAAACGCTTAAATGTTGCATCTACATAATCTGTGGTCATCTGGTACTGGGCTTCATAATCCATATGAACCATTGCCAGCTTATGAAGTAGATTGTTAGATTTTGCATAGTCATAACAAAGATTGAGAAGAACACCGCTGTCCTTACCGCCTGAGAATGAAACAATCACGTTATCAAACTCTTGGAAGCAGTAGGCTATACGCTCAACTGCAGCATCATATACAGTTTTTACAGATGCTTTTTTAGCCATTTTTTCTGTTCCTCTGTATTCATATCTGCAATAGTACGCTTGATAACATCAAGCATATCTGCCTTTTTCTTGATGCAACGCTGCATCATGTTATCTAATCCTGTTGCGCTCGATATAGTGTAATAATTTACTGTTTCTTTGGTCTGTCCTAAGCGGTAAATACGTCCTTCAGCTTGCTCTAATTGAGCTAAGTCCCATGTTCTATCAGCAAATACCATGTTGCTTGCGAATTGCAAGTTAAGGCCAAACGCGCCGCATCCAAAAGTTATATATAACACCTTTTGATTCAGGTCATTTTTGAACTTATCAATTGCCTGAGCGCGCTCTGACGCATTCATATCACCAACTACTTTTAAGGCACCTTCAGGAATGCTTTTAAGGTACTTAACAAAGACAACTACTTTACCTTCAACACTGGCAATACAAGCATTTACTAATTTTTGTTTGCTGTCACAAGTGCATATGAATTGCTGTAACGCTGTAATTAGTCTATAAAAATCAACGCCACGATCATCACCCATTTCTGATAAAAGCCTGCATTTTAAGTCTTCATAGTTGCTTTCTTCGTAATCATCTAGCTTGTAATCAAGATTGTAATATTTCTTTTCTGTTTTTAAATCTAAATCAGCATCAAAGATATAAGGTCTAATGCGTGATACTAAGTGCGGTATATTACACTGCTTTCTTACACGCCCTCTTAACCTTCCACGCTTGTAGTATTCACAATAAGTATTCATGAAAGTGCGATAATTCTCTTTAATAATTAGGGGGCTCAAAAACTGCATCTGAGTATATACATCTAATACATTCTTAGACAGTGGTGTACCATTCAAAATAAGCTTATAAGTGCATAACCTGCTAAGCTCTAATATTCTTGTTGTACGCTTAGCTTTGATATTCTTAATCTTTAGGCTTTCATCAACGACACAAAATACACATTTATGAGCTTTAACACGTTCCAATAACTCTAAGTAGATACGTGAGCTTGAGCCAATGCTTTCACAACCAATCACTTCAATATCTAAATTAGGTCGCCATTTGGCACGCTCGTTTTGAATTTCATTCTTAAGGCTACAAGGGCAAATCCATATGAAGTAATCACATTTACGGCTTTTAGCCGCCATTAGGTCTAAAGCTACCTTAGTTTTACCCGTACCTAATGCCATGAATAGCGCCCCAACTTTTAAGCGATTAAGCTTATTTATTGCTCGTTGTTGTATCTCTGTGTTATTCATCTAATAGCTCCTTTGGTACTTCTACGTTATCTAAAGGCTCTAATGTTGGTGGTATATGTATAAGTGATATAGCACCTATGTAGAATTCAATATCACTACCTTTTACTTCTTTAGTCTCAATATCTACCCATTCATCATTTACTTTTTCTGATTTTCTAAGTGTAAATTTCCACTCGTCTGTATAAGTAATTTCGATATCGTTACAAATAAAATGAGTCATACTTAGAGGATGAAAAAACTTAAAACCATCATCTAAGATAAAAAGAACTGAATTTTCCAATTCTTTAAAATGAATACTGTTACCAACTATACTTTTAATATATTTCATTTTTAGCTGGCTCCAATTCTGCAATTAAAGTTAATACGCGAGCTTTAAATGATTTTTGCTCAGGTAAAACAGTACGCATAATAAATTTAATGCGATTTAAGGTTTCAGGATCTTTGGCTGTTGGGTATTTTTTCAACATATCTCTATATTGATTTTTGCTGTTGTTTAATGAACATAGAATTAAGTCTATTTCCTCATTTGTCTTTTTTAATGTTTCCTGCAAATAATATTTTTTCTTTGCAAGCGATTTAATTTTATTTACCTTACGGTTAAAAGTTTTTAAAGTGTTAGAAAGAATAAGCATTTTTACACCTTTTCAAATCTGTATTTCTGTTTTACATCTGGGTACTTTTCATGGTCAACTTCTGACATAAACATATCTAATGGTCTGATGCATGGATTAACAAGAGTGCTATTCTCGCCTGACAGGTCATAATAAACTACCATCTTTTCTCCAGTCTCAGAATGATGACCTACTGCTATAATCATGTAGTAATTGCCTTTAAAATGTTTATAAACTTCTGCTATTTTTGGTATAGGTCTTTTCATTTTTTCACCCCTTCAAATCCCTTAAAGTCCCGATAATTCTTGCAGTAGTCAAAGATTCTTTTTATCTCACTAAGTTCAAGCTTCTCTTTTTGCAGAATTTCCTGATAATGATGGGGAAGGTCTAACGAACCATCCAAAACCTCTTCAAAACTCAGGAGGGAATTTACGGCTTCTCTTAGTTTTCTTTTAAGATCTAAGATCTCGTCAGCCACATTTGCCTTTCTATATTTTTCATAATTTCTTTGGGCGTCCTGACGGAAAATATTTAGCTGTTCCTTAAGGCGTTCTATGTATTCATCTTTTTGTAAGCTTTGGGAAGCCATAGAGGACAATCTCGCATAAAATGATCTTTCTTCCAATTCATCTAAATGTTTATATTCAGTCTTAGGTCTAATTACTGTTTTAAAAGAATTTATGATCTTGTACTTCTCGTTATAGTTAAAGGTCATTAAACCGTAAGTAGGATAATGCTCTTTTAGATATTTCTCACACTTCTCTATCATGTGCGGAGCAACTACATAAATGAATCTTGAATAAGGCATTCTCTTGTGTTTCTGTTTAACAAAATCACGCATAAAGTCAGAAAAAGAAATCTTTATCTCATAAACAGTAAGCTGTTTCTTTCCGTCTGAATTAAGATATAAAACAGCAATATCTTCTATATCACGTAAATGCGCACTGTATTCTGAGACACAAGCCATCTGTCTCTTAAATCTCAGATAGTTAACGAGTGCAGCTTTTATTTTTGGAGCCGTGACGGTGTATACTGTTTTCATTTCTTATTTCTCCTTTTATCTGTATCCATTCTCAAGTCTCTGCAGCTTAATCTGTCTTGCTGCTTCAACCTTATCCTGAACATTAAAAATCAACTTAACCTGCTCAACCATGATTTCAACATCAGCAACTTCTTCTGCCAGATGGTCAATATTGCCTTTGTTTCTTAAACACTTGGTTATCTCTTTAGTTAATTCAGATAACTCCTCAATAGCTACTACAAGCTGTGCAGAATCACCGTTTTGTTCTCTTAGTTTTTTGTAGATTTCTGAAGCTATCATTTCTTTGCATTTTCCTTTTCTCTTATAGCTGCTACTCTAACTCTTTCTTTTAAGAGCTTTGCCATATATTTATCCGGTTCATTCTCTTTTAAATAAGCTCTTCGCTTCTTAGTCCATTGATTGATACGCTCTCTGTTCTTCTCTCTGTACGCTCTCTGTTTTTCGAGATGCTCTTGATGTCTTACTGGGTCAGCCATTATTTCAGCCATACGCTTTTTTGCGTATGCAGATCGCTTAGCTTTCACCTCAGGATCACTTTTTCTTCTCTCATAATTCATTTTGTTGTGGCGTCTTGCTGCTTCTTTTGAGCCAAAAATCTTTGATTTAGCATATACTAATCTTGCTCTTAAAAGAAACAGCTCTCTTTCTTCTCTGGAACTCTCTGCAGTGCAGCCTAATTCAGCCATTACAGATAATTCTCCGCGCTCAACACATTCAAGATTTGAAGGATCAAAGTTTCTGGTGTTACCATCCATAAAAATAACAGTCTTACCTTCTGCACTCTGTCCTGGATGATTTTGTTCCCAGACATAACGCTGATACTGCATCCACTTATTTGGCTCCGCCACTTTAATTCTTATATAACCTTTTTTCTCTTGAAAAGAACCAACAGGTCGATGTCTCCAGTGTTTTTCTCCACGTGGTATATTTGAATTACTGTAACAAAGACCAAGCTGAATTCCATTGTCATAGCAGTGAGAACATACAGCTTTATCTGTAAACTCTCTGTTGAATTTTCTATTTATTTCTTCAGCAAGTTCTCTTCTAGAGTTAATGCCGTGTTCACGTAAAGGGCAGACTGATTTAACAAATTCAGTAATTTCATCTGTCCATTTACGATCTCTACGTGTCCACTTTTTACCTTGAGTGCTCAATTTCAACTCCCAGAAGGTTGCCGTTAACCTTGACTTCATAACCATGAGATAGAGCAGTTCTTACTGCATCAAGTTGCAGCTTCTTTGCTTCAATTTCAGTTTTTTTCATGTCATTTAAGGAACCTGCAATGTTATTAACTGCTTCAGCTCTCTTGAACAGTATGTCAGCCTTCTGAACGTCAACTTCACCGTTTTCATTGGTGTAATTTTTTGTGTCCTGAATAAGAGCAATTTCATTTAAAAGCATCTTCTTAATCTGGTTATATTCATCATTCTGCTGATTCATGGTTTCTACCTTTAATGGTTGAGGCTTTTCTTCATGTTTTATCTTTACTGGCTTTGGTTCAGGCTTTTCTTCATAAATATGACCGTTAAAATCAAATGGCAGACCGCAACCAAATTCTGTTTTATAATTTTTATAAATGGAATTTGGATCTACAGGCTTACTTTTAAAAATGCCATTTTCTGAAAAATGAATAAGATTCTTTTTAATATCTGAATCATCTAATTCAGGAAAGGCCATTCTCAATAAGTCTTTAATATCGACCTTAGCGCACCATTTGCTCCCCCATAAATTCAAGACCTTCCTTAAGCCTTCAGAAGAAGTGAATTTAATGCCAAAGATAGTGATCATGATCGTGACTCCTTTAAGGTCTTTCTTGACTTAAGCTCCACGAAGCGGTCAAGCGCTTCTGGTGCCCATAAAAGCTTCTTTTGACCCTTGTACAGTTTCACCGGAGCAGGAAACTCAGGATCTTTCATTAAAGTGAACAGGGTGTTACGACCTACACCTAGGTATTTAGCCGCGCTAGCACTGTCCAGTAGTTTTACCCCTTCTACCATTGTTATATCCTCCTTAAAGCGTCGGAGCTCAAGGGAGTAAGTCTCCAGCGCAATGCTTGTCTAATTCAAGCTACAACTTCCATTATTAAAAAGAACACACACAGCACAAGCAGTGAGATTAGTGTCATACGTAGGTGACCATAGAGTGAGAAGTCTTCTTTTAGCCTTGCCATAAGTGGTCTTAAGCGCATCAGATGACCTCCACTGCAGGTGCGAAAACGTTGAACTCAATTCTAAACTCGTAGAGCTCTCTAGCCTGACATAGACGCTGTACGAGCTCGGTGCGAGAGCAGCGAAGACTCTTAGCCGGAACCATAAGTGCAAGCTCTCTGGTGCCCTTGTCGATGATCATGTAGATGGCGTCGTGAGAAGAGTCAGCGCTAATTAGTTCCTGGAAGGCGCTCTCCCAGCTGACTCCATCAAGAAGCTTGTTCACGCCTGTGCTGTCTGCTCGGACAAGTGATACATCAATGTTCATTTTTCTACCTCAGTTGTTTAGGTTTTATTCGGTTTAAAATAGTTTAAAATGGTTTATGTTGTGTTTAAAGCATAAACTAAGATTTAACCCTTGTAAAGTGAATTTTTAAAGATTAGTTTATAAAAGTTTTGTTATGTGAGTTTGGTCACACATTAAACTAAAGTTTAATAAATTACTTGACATTATCAATACTTGTAATAAACTTATGTTTAAAGAATGTTAAACAAAAATTTAATTGTTGGGAGGAATTGTGAAAACCCAGGCAGACAGAGAACTGTATGCGACCCAGACCGCTGAATTCATCAGCCTTCTGGGCACCAAGAAAATATGCGGAGTCTGTCAGTGCTCACCGCAGGCGCTGACAGGCTGGAAGAAGCGAGGCATGCCACTAAGCTGGAGACTCGTGTTTAAGCATAGATATCCTGCGGTATTTAAAAAAGTATTCGAAAACGAGGAGACACACTAATGAGTGACACTGTTATGACAACTGATCGCGAGGCGCTTAAGTCTGCGATCATCTACATGGAAAAGGCCCTCTTGGCTTTTAAGAAAGGCCTTAATTTAGATACAGAGAATGAAAAGATTAATACAGCGCCAAAGGCTGTGGAGACGGCTAAGGCAGCGCCAACAGAGGCTGCGCAGAAGGTAGAAGCTCCTAAGAAAGAGCCTGAAAAGTCAGCCGTAAGTATTGAGGAAGTCAGAAAGGTTTTCGCTAAAATTATGCTAGACCAGATCATCGACGGTAAGGCGCTCATCAAGGCAACCTTGGATAAGTACAAGGTTACAAAGGTTTCAGAGTTCAAGCCAGAACAGTATTGCGATGCACTGACTGACACCGTAGAGAGCTATAAAGAGGAACTCGAGAAGAAAGATCCTCAAAATGCAGACGAGAAGTTAAAGGAGATGATCGAATGGGTGATTCCATTTTAGCAGAGCGTGAGCATTCAACTCTGTCAGCCTCTGCATCACATCGCTGGCTTGCATGTACTGCATCTGTGAAATTCACAGAGGGTATGCCTGACAGCTCAAGCGCCTACGCTGAGGAAGGCACAAGAGCTCATGAGCTGTGCGCATGGAAAGTAGCAGAGATGTTCAAGGTTCAAGGCGTTAAAAAACCTGACTTCAAGTATGACAGCGCTACAGAAGAGTGCGCCGACGGTTATGCGGCTTTTATCGCAGAAAAGATGACCGACAGTGCAGCAATCTTCTTAGAGCAGAGAGTTGACTACTCAGACTACACAGCTCCTAGCTCCTTCGGAACTGCTGACTGTGTGATTGTCGCAGGTGACACGCTAAAGATAGTCGACTACAAGCACGGTGTAGGTGTGCCGGTTGAATGCGACAACAACCCTCAGCTGATGCTGTACGCCTTAGGTGCCTACAGTGCACTAAAAGACCTGTACGACATCAAGAATGTGGAAATGTCGATCTATCAGCCACGTATTGGCAACATCTCAACCTGGTCTACTTCAATGCAGGAGCTTATCGACACAGCAACCTCCGTGTTCAAGCCTAAGGCTGAAGAGGCTATAAGCGATAAAGGTAGCTTTTGTGCGGGTGAATGGTGCAGGTTCTGCAAGGGCAAAAACATCTGTCGTGAGCGCGCCAGAGCCAACCTGTCAATAGCTCGTGAGGATTTCGCGCTACCACCAGAGCTGTCAAATGTCGAAGTAGCCGAGATCTTAACTAAGGTAGACCAGATCATAGCCTGGTGCAACGACATTAAAGACTACGCCCTAGACAGCGCCCTCAAGGGTGAGCGCTTCGACGGCTTCAAGCTAGTGTATGGTCGCAGCATCCGCAAGTACTCCGATGAGGAGAAGGTGGCAGATATTGTCAAGGCAGAAGGCCTCGACCCTTATCAGCATAAGGTTCTCGGTATCACCGACATGACCAAGCTGCTTGGTAAGAAGAAGTTCGAAGAATTACTCGCAGGGCTTGTTATCAAGCCTGAAGGTAAACCAACGCTCGTACCGGAGAGCGATAAAAGACCGGAGATGGCTTTAAGCGACTTCTCAGAGTTCGCTCAGAGCTAATAAACGACTAAACGTAAAAACGTAATCATGGAGAAACGTAACTATGCAAGCAACTAAAGTAGTAACAGGTCCAGAGACCCGCTTATCTTACGCCCACATCTGGGAGCCTAAGTCAATCAATGGCTCAGACCCTAAGTATTCAGTGTCTCTAATCATTCCTAAGACCGACACTAAGACTGTAGCAGCAATTCAGAATGCAATTAAGGCAGCCTACGATGAAGGCTTAAGCAAGCTTAAAGGCAACGGCAAGACTGCTCCAGCCTTAAGTGCAATCAAGCAGCCTCTACGTGACGGTGATGCTGAGAGACCTGATGACGAGGCATACGCAGGATGCTACTTCATGAATGCCAGCTCCAAGAATCAGCCTCAGATCGTAGATAAGCAGGTACAGCCTATCCTGGACCAGAGTGAGGTCTACAGCGGCTGCTACGGTAGAGTCAGCGTAAACTTTTACGCTTTTAACTCTAATGGCAATAAAGGCATCGCCTGCGGACTTGGCAACATTCAGAAGATTAGAGACGGTGAGCGCTTAGGTGGCGGCCCAACCTCAGCAACAGAAGACTTCGAGGCTTATGGTGCAGCTGACACAGCAGCCGACTTTTTATCCTAATTAACAACTTAGCAATCAAGCTTGGAGGTGGGGACCCCACCTCCCTTTTTTAGCACTAAACCGGAGTAACTATGAAATTCATGTCTATCGATATTGAAACGTACAGCGACATAGACATCAACAAGGCAGGCGTCTACCGCTACGTGGACAGCCCAGAATTCAAAGTCCTGCTTTTCGCATACGCCATAGACGGCGGAGAGGTTCAACTCATAGACCTCACTCGCGGAGAGCGTATACCTAAAGAAATCATAGACGCGCTAAGCGACCCAAGCATTACAAAGTGGGCCTATAACGCCAGCTTTGAACGCGTCGCTCTCTCGGCTTTTTTAGGTATGCCAACCGGAACCTACCTCGACCCAGAAGGCTGGAAATGCTCCATGGTCTGGGCAGCAACTCTAGGACTGCCAATGGGCCTAGCTAAGGTGGGCGAAGTCCTAGACCTGGACAAGAAGAAAATGTCCGAAGGTCGAGACCTCATTCGTAAATTCTGCATCCCCGACAAAAAGACCGGAGAACGGCTCATGCCAGAGGTGGCTCCAGACGACTGGGAGACCTTCAGAAGCTATAACATACGAGACGTTGAAACCGAGATGGACATACAGCGCCGCATTTCAGCCTTCCCTTGTTCAGATGAGCTATGGCAGGAATACTGGATAGACCAGCGCATTAATGACAGAGGTGTTGAGGTTGACTTGACTCTTGCTAAAAACGCAGTGGAGATGAGCGAGGTGCTCTCACAGGACCTAAAAGCTAGAATGAGAGACCTCACCGGACTTGAGAACCCCAACTCTACCGCTCAGCTCGACCTTTGGCTACGCGAACACGGCGTAGATATGGAAAGCCTCGGCAAGAAGGACGTGGCAGCGGTGATTGATGCAACCGACGACCCAATAATCAAGGAAGTACTGCAGCTAAGACTTCAGAGCGCTAAATCCTCTGTGAAAAAGTACGAGACCATGCTAAGAGCTACCTGCACCGATGGCAGAGCGCGAGGTATGTTTCAGTTCTACGGAGCTATGAGAACCGGAAGATTCGCGGGACGCCTGCTACAGCTGCAGAACCTTCCGCAGAATCACATCGACAACATTGCCTTAGTTCGAGAACTCGCCAGACGCGGAGAGCTTGAGAGCCTCGAGATGATGTTCGATTCTGTGCCTGACATTCTCTCACAGCTAATACGTACCGCCTTCGTTGCCAGGGAGGGCTCAAGATTTATCGTAGCCGACTTCTCAGCTATTGAGGCTAGAGTCATTGCATGGCTTGCAGGTGAGCAGTGGCGTATGGACGCCTTCGCCGAAGGTAAAGACATATACTGCGCCTCTGCAAGTGCCATGTTCGGAGTGCCAGTAGTCAAGCATGGTATAAATGGCGAGTTAAGACAGAAAGGTAAAGTCGCAGAACTGGCCTGTGGCTACGGGGGAAGCGTTGGCGCCTTAAAAGCATTCGGCGCGGACAAGATGGGTCTTACCGAGCCTGAAATGCAGTCAATCGTAGACAACTGGAGAGCATCCTCTCCAAGAATAGTACAACTATGGTGGGATGTCGACAGAGCTATAAAACAGACGCTTGAAGACTGTACAACCCACAGAACACATGGTCTTATGTTCAGTCTACAGAAGGGTATACTGTTTATTAGATTACCTTCAGGCAGGAGCCTTGCATACGTTAAGCCAAGACTTATCGACGGGAAAATCACCTACGAGGGTGTCAGCAGTAACAAGGGCTGGGCAAGACTGGAGTCATACGGTCCGAAGTTCGTGGAGAATTGTATCCAGGGAATAAGCCGTGACCTCCTTCTTAACGCCATGAAACAGGTAGGACCAGACGCACGCATCTGCATGCACATTCATGACGAGCTCGTCATTGAGGCGGATAGCTCAGTAAAGCTTGACGACATCTGTAAAAAGATGGCTCAGGTGCCTGAGTGGGCCGAAGGGTTACTTCTCAGAGCCGATGGCTATGAAACAAAATTCTATTTAAAAGACTAATTATAAAAAGGGGTACAAGATGAAAATTGCAACAGCCCTGAAGGGCCATACAGCTAAGAACTGGAAGAATGAAGATCTAGACTGGGACCAGATCGTAGGACGTGCTAAGGATTTTAAACGCGCCAGCGTTACCAGGGAAGAGTTCAATAAGCTCTCCAAGGACGAACAGACCAATGTTAAAAATATGGGTGGCGCTTTCGTTGGCGGAGAACTCAAAGACGGATTACGCAAGAAGGGTAACGTGGTAAGTAGATCACTCATCACTCTTGATATAGACCACGCCTCGCCAGAGGTTTTCAGCGATATAGAATCCTACAGCGACTGCAGCGGGGTAACTACACTGGTCTATACGACATTCAAGTCAACCACAGCCGCACCACGTCTACGCGTGATTATACCACTAAAGGCACCGATAAAAGAGCATTTCTATGAGCCTATAGCCAGAAAGCTAGCACTGATGATGAACGTTTTAGAGCTGTGCGACCCTGCAAGTTTCAGAGCTAATCAATTGATGTTCTGGCCTTGCTATCCCAAGGACGCAGAGCCCTACATTAAGGAGCACCAATACTTACCGTTAGACGCAACCGAGATCGTCAACAGCTACGAAAACATCGATGATTTTAGGTCATGGCCAATGCAGGAAAGTGAAAAGGTCAAGCGCCAGAGTGAACTCATGGCCGAAGATCCACTCACGAAACCGTACCCTATCGGTACATTCTGCCGTGCTTACGGAATAGAAGAAGCTATACACAAGTTTTTACCCGAGGTCTATGAGCGGGTAAGCGCTGACCGCTGGCACTTAAAAGTCGCAGATTCCTCCGCAGGTGCCGTCGTCTATGATGATAAGTTCTTTTACAGCCATCACAGCTCAGATCCTGCCTACGGTATTGAGTGCAATGCCTTTGATTTGGTCCGTATACACCGATTCGGCGCCCTGGACGCAAAGGCCCGCGCTGGTACGCCTTTTAATAATCTGCCTTCATTCAAGGAAATGATGCGCTTCGCCTCGGAAGATAAACGAGTCTCCAAGCTGCAGCTGCAGGAAGAGTTCTCTGGCGAATACATCACAGATAAATCCGAGATTAAGCAGATCGAGGCTGACACCTCTAGTGACTGGCTAGAAGAGCTGGAAAAAGACAAAGCAGGCAACGTTAAGAGCACTTTAGCGAACATCGGCGCGATTATACAGAATGACGCTCGTCTCCAGGCCATAAAGTATGACCTTTTCGCCGATTGCTTCTGCGTTGACGGTCAGTTGCCTTGGGAACACGAAGGCAGGGGCTGGACAGAGGCTGACCTTTCTAACCTCTGCATGTTCCTATCACAGCAATATGGCTTAAATGCTACTGCCAACGTATTCACCGCGCTAACCGCCACAGTACGCAACTGTCGAGCCTATCACCCAGTACGTGAGTATCTGCTCAAGCAGGAATGGGATGGAAACCCAAGATTAGATGATCTGCTCAGCCGCTATCTTGGTGCCGAGGATACAGAGCTAAACAGGGCTATTATACGAAAAACACTTGTAGCAGCTGTAGCCAGAGTTATGCATCCAGGGATTAAGTACGACTCGATGATGGTGTTAGTGGGAGGACAGGGTATAGGCAAGTCTAGAATTTTACGACTCCTAGGTGGTGAATGGTTCTCTGATTCATTAACCTTAACCGACATGAAAGACAAGAACGGCGTAGAGAAGCTAAGCGGAGCCTGGATCTCAGAGGTCGCAGAACTTTCAGGTATGCGCAAAACCGACTCCGAAACCATTAAAGGCTTTATTACGCGTCAGGACGACAAGATGCGCCCTGCTTATGGTCACACTGTGGTAAGCAGACCGCGTCAGGGAATCCTTATTGGCACCACCAACGAGACAGAGGGCTTCCTAAGAGATCTAACAGGCAATCGCAGATACTTGCCTGTAATCGTTAGGGGTCGATCCGACTTCCCACCAGAGAAATGGGACCTTAATGCGCACGAAATAGGCCAGATATGGGCGGAGGCAGTTGTACGTTACAAGGAGAAAGAACCACTATACCTTCCGCAAGCTCTCCAGGAGAAGGTTGTCAACTTCCAGAACGAGCTGCTCGAGGATGACTCTAGACTAGGTGAGGTTCAGGTTTATCTCGAAAAGCTGCTTCCTGAAGAGTGGGTCGAAATGACCAAAGAAGAGCGCATAGACTATCTAAAGGGCAGAGAGTACAAGCCCCACATAGGTGTAAAGCGCAGAACAGAAGTGAGCGTGGCTGAAATATGGGCCGAATGTTTCGAGAGCGACAGTGTAAAGCTCGAGAGAAAGAACTCATTAGAGATAGTGGCCATGTTACTGAAGTTAGGCTGGGAACGCAGAAGTAGCCCTAAGAAGATACCTATTTATGGTAATCAGAAAATTTTCACCGCACCAAGAGAAAAAAAGGCTATAAACGATGAAAAATTTAGCACACCAGGTATGGAAGAGTTGGATGCTATGCTTCGGTAGTCTGAAGGGATGACGACTACCGACGACTACCAAGCTTTTTGTTTGGTAGTCACTTAAATAATTGATTTATATGATAATACTACCGAGATGATAAAAAATGAGACAAAACTTTTTTAAGGACGCTACAAAAATTTTTAAATTTTGCAATTGCAGAGAAAATTTAAAAATGTAGTCATAATCGGTGAAAAAGAGGAAAAAAGACTCTTGGTAGTAGGGCTGGTAGCATCTTGGTAGTTATCTAACTATTTGATTTATATTATAATACTACCGAACTACCGAAAATACTAAGAATATATATAAACTAATAAATAGATAACTACATACTACATATATAAGTTGATGTATAAAATACAATAATAGCTATATAGAAAATTTGGTACTTTTTGGTAGTTTGGTAATAAAAGTATAAAAATCAAATGGTTAGCCCACTACTAAGAAAATGACCGGAAAAAGAGATAAACAATAGGACAATATTCACATTTTATGCTGGAAAGTAAAATCGAAAAAAAGCTGGTAAGCGTGATAAGAAAACATGGAGGGCAATGCCTAAAGTTTGTATCTCCGGGGAACGCAGGAGTACCGGATCGGATCGTTTTAATGCCACATGGAAAGCTACACTTCGTAGAGCTTAAAGCCCCTGGTGAGAAACCTCGCCCTCTCCAGGTAGCGGTCCATGAGGAGTTCGCGGCCATGGGTTTCAAGGTCGAAGTAATCGACACCTTAGAGGGCGTGGAGGCCTTTGCAAGAAAACTAGATGAGGAGCAGCATAGCTATGGAGTTTAAGCCACATACCTATCAGCAGTACGCCATTGATTACATTTTAAGCCATCAGATTGCAGCGCTGTTTTTAGACTGCGGTCTGGGTAAGACCGTCATCACCCTGAGCGCGCTATGGTCGCTGATGCTTGACAGCTTCGATGTAAAACGCTGCCTCATCGTAGCGCCTCTCAGAGTAGCAAGAGACACCTGGCCTTCTGAAATTGCCAAATGGGGGCATCTTGAAGGGTTGACTTATGAGGTAGCCACAGGAGACGAGAAAACCCGTCTAAAGGCCGTTAAAAACGCCATGAAAGGTAATGCAAGAATAGTGATCGTTAATCGTGAAAACTTGCCATGGCTTATTGCTAAAACTCCATGGATTTATGACATGGTCGTACTTGATGAGCTTTCAAGCTTTAAGTCCTCCAAGGCTCTGCGCTTTAAGGCCCTACGCAAGATAAGACCACGCATAGAGCGTATCGTAGGGCTGACGGGTACACCTGCACCCAACGGATATATGGACCTCTGGGCGCAGTTCAGAATTTTAGACCAGGGAGAAAGACTGGGTAAGTTCATTACTCACTATCGCGAGGAGTACTTCACTCTAGACCCTTTTAAAAAGTTTGCCGATTACGAGTTAAGACCTGACTCCATTAAGCGCATCAACTCCAAGATCGCGGACATAACGGTGTCTATGAGCGCGGTTGAACATCTGAAGATGCCTGAGCTTCTAAAACAGCAGGAACTGGTTACCATGAGTTCTTCGGAGACAGCGCTGTATAACAGGCTTAAGCGTGAAAAGGTCCTGCAGCTGAATGGCGATCTGGTTACAGCTAAAAACGCTGCTTCGCTTTGTTGCAAGCTCTCACAACTTGCCAACGGTGCTATATATGACGAGGACGGCAATATTTTAGAAGTCCACAGCCGAAAACTTGATGCCCTAGAGGAGCTCATCGAGGAGGCTAACGGCAAGCCGGTGCTTGTAGCCTACTGGTTTAAGCATGATTTTGAAAGAATTAAAAAACGCATTCCAGATGTGCGTGAGATTAAGACCAGTGAGGACATCAGTGATTGGAACGCAGGCCAAATCAGAGTGGCCTTAATTCACCCTGCATCTGCCGGTCACGGTCTTAACCTTCAGCAGGGTGGAAGTTTCATGATATGGTTCGGCCTTACCTGGAGTCTTGAGTTGTACGAGCAGACCAACGCCCGACTATGGAGACAGGGCCAGAAAGCTAAGACCGTGGTCATCAAGCACATACTCACCGAGGGAACGATAGACCGACAGATTTACGAAGCTTTACTTAACAAGCATATAACTCAGAGCGCACTGATGGACGCTGTCAGAGCGCAAATCTAGAAAGGAGAGATCGCATGAATATAATTCTTGAAAATGCATTAAGTCATGGCGCTGCAAGTGGAGAGTTTTATCTACTTATGCAGAATTACGGCATCTGGTCGCGATACTTCGGCTGCAGCGGCTATAAAGTTCACAGCTCTGAAATACTGCCAACGGCGATCATCGATGACGATACCGCCATGCTTGTGGAGAGTGCAGTAGTGAAGCTTAAGAAGTCAAGACCCAACGTATGGAAGGTTTTTCGCATGTACTATATCGAGGGGCTTACACCTGAGGTTATCACTGACAGATTACGATCTGAGACTAAAGGAAAGCCTGAGAGCCCCTACAAGCGACGTAAAAACTACTACGAGGCTCGACCTGCGATAGATACGGCCCTCCGTCATGTAACCGCCAGTTGCGTGAGAGACTTGCTAAAGATTGCCGAAAGTTTTATTTATGATGTTTTAATCAGCTATAATAAACCTTAGGTTAAGTTTTTCGGCTAAATCATAAACTCAGGTGCTAAAAATCATGAGATTCGTGGAAATTGATGGTCATTTATACCGTTCAATTCGTGAGGTATGTCACAGATATGATGTAAGTTATCAAAAAGTTAAGCGTCTCTGCAGACATTTCAGGAGAGCTTCTGAAAACCCACGCGTGGCGATTGACTGGTGCACAGGTAAAGAGAATTTTAACCCTGCACACGAGCCTAAGACGCATAAATACAGCGATGATCAGAAACTGGCAACTGAGCGTCAACGCGTTTTCATCCGTCGCTGTCAGGAGAGCCTTTTGAAAAATTTTTAAAAATAAACCAAAAAGGTCGTTAATGGTTCGTTATTCTGGAATATAATATAAATCAGATAGTGTGAAAAAGTGTTACTCCAAGTTCCATCTTTTACTTTCCACCATAAGAAACCCTGCCACCGCGCAGGGTTTTTCGTTTTACAGGTTTTCAGAAATGATGCGTCATCTTACCCCAGAGTTTATCTATCTACTAATTGGCGCAGGGTGTTCTTTCGTCATGGCTTATATGAGGTCCATGAAAAGAACTTTCGCTGCCAAGATATGTGAAGCACTGACTTGTTCGATGCTGTCTTCGGCCCTAATTCTTATCGCAGAATATTATCTTCACTGGCCTTTAGAGCTGGGTGTTGCTATTGGCACTTTTGTGGGTTTTCTTGGCAGTGACTACATCTCCGCAAAGATTAAGCAGATTATAAACGTTAAGGTGGAGGATGACAGTGCACATAAGTAGCCACGGTATCGCACTTATACAGAATTACGAAGGCTTAAGAACTACAGCATATAAGCCCCTTAATAATGAATCCGGCTGGACCATTGGATATGGCCATCATTCTCCAGATGTGTATGAAGGCATGGTATGCACTGAAGCAGAAGCAGAGATGCTTTTAAAAGCAGATATTGCTAAATATGAGTATCGGATTGAAGCTGCTTTAAATGCTGATGGGATTGAAGTTACTCAGGGCATGTTTGATGCTCTTGTATGTCTTCTTTTTAATCTGCAGGGAGCTCTTAAAAATGGTAAGCGTCTAACTCCTCTTCAGACATTAATCAGTTATAAGCTCTGGAAAAAGATGAAAGCAGGAGATAAGGAAGGCGCTGCTAAAGAATTTCTTGATATTAACAAAGCCGGTGGCGTTGAAGTTGCAGGTTTAACTAGGCGCCGTAAAGCTGAAGCTAGACTCTTCCTGTCATAGCAGTTGGAGGCTTTATGCCGAGCAGAATTTATGCCTTTATTGCCTTAGCAGTGGCGAGTGCGCTGTTTACCTTCACGGTTACACAGCGATACTACGTTGAGAAGATCGAGCGTATATACGCTGAGGCTGAAGCAAAAGCAAAAGCAGACGACCTTCAGAACTTGCAGAAGCAACGAGCCACCGAGCAGCTGCAGCTAAACGTCTTGAACTCTATCGAGGGTGAGGCTCTTACTGAACATGAAGAAATTAATTCTAAGTTTAGCACTTTTACTTTCAGCGCTGACCCTTACAGCCTGCAGCACTCGAACCGTAACAGTGACAGTGCCCCAGCGCTGCCCGATACCTCCACAGCTTCCGGTAAGACTTCAAAAAGCTGTGACTGTGGACGGCTTAGACAGACTTATAACAACCTTAAACGAACCTGCGGAGTCCTCGCTAAAGAGCGAGACGAAATCGCAGTAGACCTTAACGAGTTAATCAGATTATACAATCAGGTACGCGCAACTTATGGAAATGAAACTGAAAATCGAGTACAGGAAGGTGAGCGAGCTGCTGCCTTACGCTCGAAACGCTAGAACACACAGCGATGAGCAGGTGTCTCAGCTTGCAGCCTCAATTAAAGAGTTCGGTTTCAACAACCCTGTAGCCATTGACGCCGACGGCATGATTCTGTGCGGTCACGGACGTGTGATGGCAGCGCAGAAACTCCATATGGCTGAGGTGCCTACTGTATGCCTTTCGCACCTTTCGGACACACAAGTAAAAGCCTATATCCTAGCTGATAACAAGCTAGCGTTAAATGCAGGCTGGGATAACGACATGCTGAAAGTCGAGCTCGAGGATCTAAAAGACCTAGACTTTGATTTAAACCTCACCGGCTTTTCAGATGAGGAACTAAAGGACATCCTTGTTGAAGATCCTACAGAGGCGCATGAAGATAACTTCGATGGTGAGCCTCCTGAAGTTGCAAAGTCGCAGTTAGGCGATATTTGGATATTAGGTGAACACCGTCTGATGTGTGGTGACAGCACCTCAGAGAATGACGTTAAAGCCTTAATGCAAGATGAAAAGGCTGATATGTGTTTCACTGATCCGCCTTATGGTGTAAGTTATGCGGACAAAAATCAGTTTTTGAATACGCTTGATCGGGGTAATCGTGTTCAAGTACCGATTAAAAACGACCATATGAGCGTTGACGATACGTCTGAATTTGTTTATAAGGCTTTCTGCAATATTCGTGATAATTTGGCGGAATATTCTAGTTATTACATAACTGCACCTCAAGGGGGTGAGTTATTGATGATGATGATGACGATGATGCAAAAAGCGTGCATACCTTTACGTCATATGCTGATTTGGGTAAAAAATAATCATGTTTTAGGACGTTGCGACTATAACTATAAGCATGAGCCTATATTGTTCGGTTGGATAAATAAGCACAAATTTTACGGAAAAGGTGAGCATAAATTTTCAACATGGGAAATTCCTAAACCTGTGAAGAATGATTTGCACCCAACTATGAAACCTGTCGCTTTAGTCGAAAATGCTTTATTGAATAGCTCCTTAAAGGGTCAAATCTGCTTAGATCTGTTTGGCGGTTCAGGCACAACCTTAATCGCTTGTGAACAGCTAGGAAGAAAAGCCCGCCTTATGGAACTAGATGAACATTATTGTGATGTAATCTGCCAAAGATACATAAATTTAAAAAAATCTGATGCAGATGTTTTTCTGTTAAGAGGTGGAAAGAAAATCCCATATAAAGAGGTATTTTCTTAACGTGTTGCAAAAATGGATATGTAACAAATGCGGGTTTGAAACTACAAATAAGCCTGATAATAAAAACTCTACATGTCCTCATTGTGGGCGTGGTCGTTTTCAAGTCTTTAATCTGTGCTTATGCGGTAAATGGTTTCACCCGCAGAGATTAAATCAGAATTATTGCTCTAAAGAATGTGGTTATGAATATAGACAAACGGGCGGTAAGAAAGGCAAACATTATCCTCATACGCAAAGGGCTAGAATTGCTGTCTGTCCTATATGTGGCAAAGAATTTAGAGCCATAAAGGACTATAAAGATAGAAAAACAATTTATTGTTCTAAAGAGTGTTGGAATAGAAGATCTTCACAAGAAAAAACTTGTCCTATTTGCGGAAAAAAGTTTAAGACATTTAATTGCCAAAATAAAAAATATTGTTCTAAAGAATGCCGTAATAAAGCCTACAAACAAAGAAAGGGAGAATTATCCCCAGCATGGCAAGGTGGAAAAACGGAAAAATCAAAGCTATTAAGAACAAGTGCTGATTATAAAGCATGGCGGTTAGCTGTTTTTAAACGAGATAATTTCACTTGTCAAAAGTGCGGGAAACAATCCAACGACATTGAAGCACACCATATTAAAGAAGTGTGCAATAACCCTGAATTGGTTTTTGATGTAGATAATGGTTTAACGCTTTGTCACAAATGCCATAAAGAAACAGATAATTATGGGTATAAGGCACGTTGGCAGACATTAACAGGTAAAGAAGCTGTAAGGCAGGACGGTATAAAGTTTAATGACCTATAACCGAGGAATCGAACATGAGCCAGGGCAAGAAAGTCGTAATTGATTTAGATAAGATTGAGAGCTATGCAGCTCTCGGTCTGACTCGCGAGCAGGTCTGCAATAATCTGGGCTTTACCTCCCGAACTTGGCAGAACCATAACAAAGACGGCTCTCTTGAAGAAGCCTACACGCGAGGTAAATCGAAGGGGATCGCAGTTATCGCCAACGCGCTCTTCGAAAAGGCCAAGAAAGGCAATACCACAGCTCAAATCTTCTTTTTAAAGTGCAATGGCTGGAAGGAAGAGTCAGCGGTTGAAGTTAAGAATACAAGCCCTGTACAGCTGATCATTAAGAACGATCTAAAGGATTAGAACTATGTCTGAGTTAAGTCTCTCTCGCTTAATCGGACATGGCTACAAGGAGTTTTGGAACAGTAAAAAGCGTTTTAGAGTAGTTAAGGGCAGTCGTGGCAGTAAGAAGTCAGTTACCACGGCATACTGGATAATCATCAATATGATGGCCTATCCAGAATCCAACGCCCTCGTTTTAAGACGCTACGAGCGAACCCTGCGTGATAGCTGTTTCGCAGTTCTGCAGTGGGTACTAAATCAGCTTTGCGTGGC